ATTTTCCTGGCGGACGAGGTAACGGTCCTGGTGTTTTATTTGAACGGCAGCAGCAAGGCGATCAAGATATACCCGATGGGCTATACCGGCGACCAGGTCCAGTACAACGAAGCGACGCAAACCTTTACCTGGATCACACCGCTCGCGGCAGGAGATTACATAAAAATATTATACATTGACGTGGAGAACGTCCCACTACCGGGAGCACCAGAGACGGCCAGGGATATCGGGGACGGGGACGTCCGGGTGGACGGCAGCGGAGAATACCGAGTTTACGCATGATAGCAGCGATCCAATACCAGTACAAAGGAACCGAGACCGGGCCGGTCTACATCCACCCGATGGGAGGACACAGGTGCCTGGACGTTATTTTTAAAGGCCTTAGCCTGGAGATTGGAGCAGACTGCAACGTGAACGAGACGACAGGGGCTGTGGAAGTTTTACTACCGACAACCAGGACGGACGAGCTCCTGGTACTTTTTGTAACGAAGCCCTGGTTTATTCCATAAGGCGGAATTTAAAACAAAATGATATCGCACAAAGCTATGCAGGCACTCTTTAACAAAGCCAACGAAGTGGAGGGAGACGTTATGCGCTGGTCCGATTTTTTGAGCGTGCTAACACAATTCAAGCACCCGAATACACCACCACTAACGGTCAAGCCTCCGCGATTTTCAGACCTGCCGGTTTTCGCTAACGATGCCCAGGCAGGCGCGGGAGGATTAACAGACGGAGAATTATATAGAACGGCAACCGGAGACCTTCGGGTTAAAAACCCAGGCCCTTAAAAATTAATACAATGGGAAAAACGATCCACCAGTTATCTAGCATAGGGGCCAGCCTGGCCACCACCACAGAGATGGAGGGACAGCTCTCCGGTTTCCCGACCACCGGGAGATTTACCCTGGCCCAGCTAAGCGCATTAATAGGAGGCGGGACCGTCGGCCTGGAAAACAAAGGAGCGGTCGCCGGCGCTGTTGCGTTTAACCTGGCGCTTTATAGCGACTTCAGGCTGTCGATTTCCGCGAACATTGCGGTGAGTTTTTCAACACCAGCAACACCGTCCTACGTTTTGATCGAGGTGGCACATACGATCGCGGGCACGACGATCACCAACCTGCCCGGAGACATGGAAACAGACTTTGCCTGGGCGACAGGAGCGGGAGAAACGACGGTCCTGATAGGCAGATATAACGGATCGAGCTGGCAATGGAAAAGCGATACCTACAGCACGGCTATTGTTATACCGCCAGCAGCTGGAGCCGTTGTGGACGATGCCATGACAGGCACGGCAGCAGCAGACTTAACCGCGCACACCCCGACGATCGGCGGAGCCCTTACAAAGATATTCGGCACTACGGGCGTTGCGGTGACTAACGGAGACGGCACAGCGAAAGTAACGACCCCGGACAGCACAGTCGCCACCTACACCTGGGCAAATGTGTTTAGTGGTGCCGACCAAAGAATAATCTGCAGACTTAAAAAGAGCGGCTCTGTTCCAAGCGGGGAAATCGAAGCACTTGAATTGTGGCTTAGAGTTGATGCAGGGGCATTGCCCACAAAGAATGGCTACTATGTTCAGCTCATTAATGCCTATTCGACCGGCGTACTTGCATATATCTACAAAAATGTATCGGGAACAAATACCGAAATAGGGGCAGCGAATCCCAACCTTGACGCTGAATTTTCAGACGGACTTTATCACGAATTGATTATTGAAGTTATCGGGAATACCATTACCACTAAATTAGATGGTGTTACATTGGATACCGCGACCGATTCCTCATTAACAGCAGGAAGGAAATTAGGTTTTACGCTTTTTGCTACGAATTCATCGGTCGCTACGCTATTCATAGTTGATAGAATTCTGGCGGAGAACTTCTCACCCGTTGCATGGGATACCTTTACAGGGACAGCGGGCACTAACCTCACCGCACACACGCCGGAACTGGGTGGCGCCATCTCCAAACTGTGGGGATCAACAGGCAACGCGCATTTATCCGGCACGGGTTTTATGGGCGAAACAACACCACACAGTACAGAGGCGAACTACGCATACACGGCCGTTTTTTCAGGAGCGAACCAAAGGGCAACCGTCGTCCTAAAGAAAACAGGACAAGTCGCAGACGGCGATTACGATGTGGTTTCTCTTTTGCTTAGAGCCGACTCAGCCCTGGCCGGTTTTACCGCATATTACGCGCAAATAATTGACGCGGGTCCCCTGGGTGGAACCGCCATCAGTATCAATAAAAAGACCAACGGCGGAGCGAACGTGGTGGTAACAGCGGGCATAGGTATTGCAGCCTTGCACGACGGAAACCTGCACTCCGTTAGTTTTGAAATATCAGGCAGCGCGTTGACCGTAAAATTTGACGGCGCAACGGTACTAACGGGAACGGATAGCGGATTAACAGCAGGGCGCCGGGCCATGATCCAGACCTACAGCGTTAACCCGACAGCAGCACAATGGCTAGTGGATAGTTTTAACGCAGAAAATTTATAATCATGCCGGGGATCGGATCTTTAGAATTTAAATTGAAGGGCGTGAACCTGACGCCAGTTTTTAACAACTTGGGTTTGCCCCTAAACAACGCTAGCTGGGGCAACGTCCTCCTTAATTGGGATGAAACTTTTCCGTTGATTAAAGACTTGATAGACAAGGCGATCGAGGAAATGGGTGTGAATTGTTTTAGACAGATCGCCTCTCCGGACTTTGTTTTATCAGCCACACCCAGGATGACCCTGACGACATACCTGAACAACTACAGCGAACTGATTTATTATTGCGAATCAAAGGGCTGTTTTTTTGAGGCAACCGGATGCGGATGGCAGAACCTGGTAGACGTCGATACGCTGGCACCTTTCACAGAAACAAATATCAGGAACCACCTGGTCGAGTTTGCACAAATGGCCGACGTGCACGACAACGTGATCGGCATAGATTTGATCCAGGAATTTAATGGCTGGGGAAAACTGGATGCCACCAGGACAGAAGCACAAAACGTCGCGTTCGTGGACTCCCTGACCAGCGCAATAAGGACAGCCGGCGTGACCAAGCAACTGACCTGCAGCATCCAACCCTGGGGAACTTATGATAATTTATTTGGACAGACCGTCGTACCGTTAGTAGCACCTTATGTGGACTACCTAAATTTTCACACCTACTACTACCCGTTCGACCCTGCCGATATGGCCCCGGCGCTGTACCTGGGTAAACCGATTTACATGGGCGAAACCGGATGCGCGAGATCAGGACCACTAAGTTACGGAGGTAACCGTTTAGCGTTTACCGTAGATTGGCAAACACATATCCTGGACCCTAACATAACAGGTATTTCTTTTTGGGCTTTGAACGAGGACGCGACGCCCATCGAAAATTTCCCCTGGGGCCTGTACGACAACCTCGGCGTACCCTACGACACGGCCGTTATCGCAGCCTACGCAGCCGTTCCAACTTTCGCCGGCAGCGAGGGAGGCGGAGGACCAAAACCGATACCGGCGTTTATGTTCTAAACAAACCGACATGAAAAAATTATTTTTTGCTCTGCTCTTACTGTCAAGCATAACCGCTGTGGCACAACCCAAGCACTACGTTGTCCCGGTCGCCGTTACCGTCGGCAACGAACAACAGAATTCGAACCAGGGAATAAGGGCTGTGGGAGGGACGGCATACGGAGGACCCGAGTACAACGAGAACCGCAACGTTGTCCGTTTCCAGGAAACCCTGGCACCAGGAGAGACCCTGAGCTTTGACATCATAAACCAGAACAACATGTACGTGATCGGCCTGGCCCCAGGGACCAGCCACACCAACGTATACTCCACCCCGGTCGGCAACACCCAGGTAAGGTACGGGATGACCGTAGGGAACAGCTCCAAGGCCAGCGTTTACGAGGGCGGATACATTATCACCAACACGACGATCGCCTCGGGAAACTACCTGCAAATCGCCTACGAGGGCACGCAGATCAAGTACAAAAAGAGCACCAACGGCGGAAGCACCTGGTCAACTTTTTACACCTCGACCTGGACGGCCAGCGGGAGCTATAACATTTATTTCGAGGCACCACCGCAATACGCCGGACCAAATAACATTTATAAACAGGGGACTGTGACCAACCAGGCGCCGACGGTTTCCGCCGGACCGGATAAGGCGACGACCCTACCGACAAACCAGGTGACCCTGACCGGAACAGCGACAGACCCGGACGGCACCATAGCCACCAGGGCCTGGACCAAGGTCAGCGGACCAGCGGGAGGAGACCTGGCCACAGCCAATAACATCAGCACCCAGGTAACCAACCTGCAGCTGGGATCATACGTTTACCGATTTACCGCAACCGACAACCAGGGAGCAAGCGCCCAGGACGAAGCGACGGTCACGGTTTCAGGAGCGGACCCCAACGGATCTACCACCCTGACCTTTCCGGTTATACCCTTCAGCCAACCAGACTTTAAATGGCGGGGAGGAGGATCGGAGCAATGGCACGACCAATACTACGTGAACATACCCACCGAGGCCGACCGCAAACCGCTGGACGCCGTTTATTTCCGGTTTGCCTGGAAGGAAATCGAGACCAGCCAAAACGTATTCCGGTGGGCGACCCTGGAGGACGAGATCAAGCGATGCATAGACGCCGGCCAGGTTTTCGGATTTGGGATCATGACGCAAACTGCCAGCTCGAGCTGGAGGACCGGCGTGCAGATGGACCAGGACCAAGGCGTCACAATGTACTACCCGGTTTATTTGCACCGGATGATGCAGGCCGGCGCAACCAACACCCGCGACTACATCCGGCACGACGGCGGAGAATGGGTGCCCAATTATAACCACCCGGAATTTATAGCGCAAACCAGGAAACTGAACGACTCGATCTACGCCTGGCTGAACCGGACCAGCTACAAGGGGCACAAATACGCCGACGTTATAAATTACATCGACATCCGCCACGTTGGGGAGTGGGGAGAATGGCACTACAACCACACCGCCCCGGACACGACCTACTGGCCAGCCGGGAGGCAGCCAACGATAGCGAGTTACAAGGCGATCATAGACGCCTACGTGGACGCCTACCCGACATTAAAGACAGCGATCAACGTCTCGGTTTACGACGCCAGGCAAATACCCAACACCTGGATACCAGCGGAAGTGGCGCACTACGCCCTGACCAAAAGGAATGCCTGGGGCCTGGTCGGCTGGCGCCGGGACCAATGGGGATTTGCCGACAACCAGGCCACCTACGTCCGCACCTGGACGGACCAGAACGTTAAAACTTTTGGAGGGATGAGATTTGACACCGTGATCATGGACCGCCACAACTTCGCCCCGGTGATCGGGGAGCCGCCAGGGAACTGGAACAACGGCGACCAGCCCTACATGAAAAACCTGCCGACCGAGACCAGGAGATATAAACCGATGAGCTGGGGCAATGGAAACTTTTGGACCAGCCCGATGTACCGACCCGACCTGTTGACCCAGGGGACCCGCGACAGCGTCCGCCTGGCCAGCAAGCTGGCTGGCGCCCGCCTGCAGATAGATAGCGCCGTAATGAGCACGCAGACGACCCAGGGAGGCATAATCAACCTAAAGGTTTACTGGCGCAACGCTGGCGTTTGCCCGACCTACGAAACCTGGATCGTTAAATACCGGATCAAAGATGGCAGCGGAACGACGGTCATGACCAGCACCAGCAACTTTAAACCTAAATGGTTTAGGGTTAACCCGACACCGACCCTGGTCGAGGACCAGATCACGGTCCCAGGGAACCTGCCGACAGGGAGCTACAGCCTCTGGATGATCATAGAGGACAGCCTGGCCTACCGACCACCGCTGGCCATAGCCAACCAGGGAAGGACAGCGGCAGGAGAATACCAGCTCCGGTCCTCTTTCCAGATCGGAGAGGAGTGCACGGACTGCGTGGCCATGAGGAGCAGCCGGAACAAGTGGAGGATCAGTTTCTTTATTTTACTCGGCGTGGCGCTGATCGTTACGCTCCTGGGCAACACCCTGAGAGCCAAGCTGAAAGGACGTTAACAGAATTTTAACAAATAAATATACACGAAGGTGCACGAAAGTGCACCTTTTTGTTTTATGTTCGCATTTCAAACAACAAGCCATGACACTACAACAGCAGAACGACGACCACTACCTGATTAAGGACAGCAAGGGAGAGAAAGTTATAGAGCTCTACGTCCGCGAGAACTTCCCCTGGTTTGAAGCCAGGCTCCACAGCTACTGGACCAAGGCGAACACCTGCCTGAAGGCGGATTGCAAGACGGCCAACGAGGCCCGCAACTACCTGGTACGTTTTTCTTCGGTTTGGTTAAAAGCCGGACCCGAGACCAGGGAAAGGATTTATTAAAATAACCGGGGCCTCCGGGCCCCACAATACCAACAGCATGAAATCAAGAAACGAATTTGCCAACGACGCCTTTTATAACGACTACCTCCTGGCCTATTACGCCGGACAATTCCTGGCAGCCAGGGCGACCGGCCCCTACGTGGTGAACGCGGAAGCAGCCGTTCTCCAGGCCCAAGCCCTGATCAACGCCCTGAAGGCTTACCAGCCAGGAACCAAGACAGCCGACACCAAAACCTTCAACTATTAAAACCCCGATATGAACAACAAACACAGCAAAGGACCCTGGGCCGTTTCCTGGAACACGTTAAACGGAGGAGAGGCTCACGGCATCTACGCCAGCGGCGAGATGGACCTAACCGACTTCAGGATCGCGACCGTTAACTGGTACCCGACCATGAACCAGGATGCCGACGAGGAGACCGGCAAAGGGAACGCCAGGCTCATAGCAGCGGCGCCCGAGCTCCTGCAGGCCCTGGTAAACATGGTGGTTTATTTCGGGACCGTGCCAGGGATGAACAGGAGCGAACCCCAGGAGCTGGTGATCAAGGAGGCCAGGCGACTGATCCTGGGTTTGAACAGCGTACCCCACTAACAAAACTTTAACAAATTTATTTACACGATAGTGCACGAAAGTGCACTATTCGCGTTATGTTTGCAATTCACCCGGCGGAAGCCACAAACACAAAAACATGACCACCTACAAACTGACCAAGACCCCGATCGGAAAAAAAGGAATCGAATTTTTATACCAGGTCATCGACCAGGACGGCAAAGAGATCAGCCGCCGGACCAGCATGAGAAACTACGTGGCCTGCACGATCAGCGGCAGCCACTACTTCGGACGCCGGGACCTGGTAGGCAAAGGAGAGCACGGCGACATGATCAAGATGGCCCAAGGCTGGGGCAGGAGACGCGATGCACGCGGCAGGTACAACTGGGTAAAAGTGAACGAGCCGAACCAGGACATGATAGACCGCGCCAACCAGGTCGCCTACCTGGACGAGACCAAATAAATAACCGGGGCCTACGGGCCCCACAAAACCAACCACCATGACCATCGAACAAAAAAGAAGCCTGGCGATCATAAACGAGCACCTGGAGGACCAGGGCGCCAGCACCTGGAGCGAATACAACGCCAAGGACCTGGGCCTGACCGGCCAGGAAAGCGAGGCTGAGCTTTACGAGATCGCCCGCGAGATAGCCAGCGAGGAGGCCACCGAGAAGGCCTACTTCAAAAACGCCTGGAGATTTGAGATTTAAACAACCGGGGCCTTCGGGCCCCACAAAACCCAAGACATGATACAGATCACAAAAACCCAGGGGAGCAGCGTGGAGACCCGCTACTTCCCTCACACCACCCGAGGACAACAGCAGGCCACAAAATGGATACAGGAGCTCCACGACGCGCAAAAGCGCAACCGCTGGTTTTACCTGATGGACCGGATACAGCGACGCCAGGTCATCATCGACAGCCAATGGAACTACAACAGCGACAAAGCCAGGCAGGCCCGCCGGGAGATACGCGACCTTATGGACGAGCGGGCCGTTTTCATCGCGGCCAACGGCCTCACCAAACCCGACCCTATCACCGTAAAAATTGAGACGACATGAAACGACTACTACCGGCCCTTTTTCTTTTAGCCATCGGCTGCAGCAAGGACGAGAACCCGTGCCCCGGACCAGGGACGATAGGCCTCCGCCCGCCAGGGATCGTGACCTGGACCAACCCGGTCCAGGTACAGATCGAGGTGCAGGGAATTAGCTGGCCAGGTCACGCGATCATGACGCCCAACGAGACCCTAGAGCACCGGATCGAGGGGCACGCGATGGTGCGGATCAAAACTGATTGTTCACCCTGGTCCACCTGGATCGAGATCAACAAGCCATAAAATAAATACCCGGACCTGCACGCGATTACACGAACTTCCTTATATTTGCACAAACCCAACCAGCATGGCCAAAAAAGGACCCGACCAGACCTACTTCAGCAACCAGATAAGCGCCATCGCCTACGCGATCAACAAGACAGAAACCTCGGGCCGTTTCCGGGTTTTTGTTTCCGGCAACTTCCTGGTGAAGGACTGCAAGCCAGGCACGACGATGACCTACCGATTTGAGATACAGAACAGGCAAACCGGCCTCTGGACCCAGGAGAACCTGCACCTGCAGATTTACAAGATGGAGGACAGCGCCGGGAGTTTTGAGCTAAATTTTTACACCAATTAAACCAACGACAATGGAAGCGACAGACAGCAAGACGGACCTCCAGGTCCAGCTCGACCCGGACCTGGTCGACGAGAAGCAGGCCGCCGAGCTCCTGGGGATTTCCAGGCGGACCTTTCAAAACAGGTTTTACCTGGGCGATATACCCAGGGACCACTACATCACCCTGGTAACCGGCAAGCGCCGGTACTACAAAAGCCGGCTCCTGGGACAGCCGAAACCAAAAACCAAAAACCGATAAACCGATACACGATGCAACGAACCCTGAAATTTACGACCCCGGTCAACGACCAACGCCACCTGCACGGCCACCTGCTGGTGACCTTCACCCTGAGCGGCAGCGACATAGAGCTGCAGCGGATCGAATACGAGGAGGCCTACAGGACCAGCAAGCGAGCGGAGATCACCTGGATGATCCAGGAGCACGCCCCTGCCCTTTTTCAAACCCTGGAAGCGATGGCAGCCGACCTGGTAGCCACCAACAGGATACCGGCCAAGGGACAGAAAATCAGGGAGGAGGACATATGAGACTAATTTATAACATCCTAGCGGCGGGCCTGGTAACCAGCATTTTCTTACTTCTCCGGTTTGCCTGGAAGGCGCACCGGGAGATGGTAACCGAGGACCGGGGAGAGCTGGACCAGAAAGCCAGGGACCTGATCAAGTGCAGCTACGATATCAGGGAGCACATACACCGAGCCGACACGACCGCCGAGCTGAACGAGTGCAGCCGGGAAGTTACCTGGCTCCTGGACACCTTCACGGAGATCTGCGACCCGGAAACCCTGGACCGGCACCGGGTCCGTCTCCAGGACGCGATGGACGATAAGGCCTCCCGGATCGCGGCCAAGAATTAGAAACTTTTTTAAACACGAATAAAAACGACCCACACATGGACATCAACGTTAAGATCACGATCGCCCTAGACCCCAGCGCCGAAGCAGGCCTGGAAAAATTAGTAAAAGCCTTTGGCCGACCCCAGGCAGCCGACCTGGACAGACTTCTGCAGGCCATTAACGGCCTGGATGAACTGAAAAGAAAAGCGGAGGAGAGGCGCCCGGATTTCGGCAAACCGGCTGAATTCAAAAGCGAAGCCGGCTGGACCGACACCGGCGAAACCCTGGACAGCGTGGACCAGGTAGCGGAGACCCCGGCACCACCACCGGCCAAGGAAAAACGCAGCCACAAAAAGAAAGAAGCGCCCAAGGTGGAGGAGCCCCTGGAAACCGGCGAGACCTACACCCCAGGCTACGACCAACCCAGCGCCAACGGCCTGGAGATAGGCCTGGAGACGATCCAGGAGCTTAGCCGCAAAAAGGCCCAAGCCGGCAAGGCCAAAGGGATCAAAACCCTCCTGGCCGACCTGGACCTGGCCAAGATCAGCCACCTGCAGCCCAAGGATTACGCGGCCTTTTACAGCAAACTGGAAGCACTATGAGCAACGGGCACGCCCTTCTGTCCCCGAGCAGCGCCCACCGCTGGCTGGTCTGCACACCGAGCGCACGGATCGAAGCCGAGCAACCGGACCGCCCCAGCGAGGCAGCGGCAGAAGGAACCCTGGCTCATAGCATTAGCGAGATTTTAATACGCCAGGAAATCCTGGGAGCCGACGCCGGCATAACCGAGCTGGAGCTCCAGGCCTGCCAGGCGGACCCGCTATACAGCGAGGCGATGCTGGAGGACTGCTACACCTACGCCGACTTCGTGGCCGAGCGATACCACAGCGCCAAGGACCCGGTTATTTTTCTGGAGGACAAACTGGACCTGCGGGAATACGCGCCCGAGTGCACCGGCACCGGCGACGTTGTCCTGGTCACCCACCAGGTCCTGGAGATGATCGACCTGAAATATGGCAAGGGCGTCCTGGTGAACGCAGCCAGGAACAAGCAGCTGATGCTTTACGGCCTGGGCGCCTATTTGAAGTACGGGTTTTTATATGACATCACGATCGTCCGGTTAACGATTTACCAGCCGAGAATTCAGAACTTCTCGAGCTGGGACATTTCAACCGACGAGCTCCTGAGATGGGCGATCGACGAGCTTAGACCACTAGCGGCCAAGGCCTACGCCGGCGAGGGAGACCTGGTAGCGGGCGATCATTGCCGGTTTTGCCGCATAGCGGCGACCTGCCGGGCCAACGCAGCACGCAACCAGGCGACAGCAGCGGCAGCCTTCCAGGAGCCGGTAGAGCTTACCCCGGAGGAGATCAGCACGGTCCTGACAGGGGCCCTGGCCCTGGAGAACTGGCTAACGGCCGTGAAGGAATACGCCCTGGACCAGGCCGTGAATCACGGGACAAAATGGCCAGGCCTAAAACTGGTGGAAGGAACCGCCCGCAGGATCATAACCAGCACGGACCAAGCAGCCGTTAAGTTGATCCAGGCAGGCCACCAGCCCGAGGACATCTACAAACCAAAAGCCCTACGCGCCCTGGGAGAGCTCGAGAAGCTGGCCGGCAAAAAGAAACTGGCCGAGCTTTTAACGGGCATCCTGGTCAAGCCGGAAGGCAAACCAACCCTGGCACCGCTGGAGGACAAGCGACCAGCCTGGCATAGCGCCACAGCGGCAGCCGGACATTTCACCACCGAAAAATCAGACGACTAATGGAGAGCGCAAACAAAGCGATGTGGATGGGCGACCGCCTAGCCAACGCCAACGCCAACGACCCGAAGCCAAAAACCCTGTCCACCGGACGGACCGAGGACTTCCTGGAAAAGTTATCCACGACTTTCATGGAGGACTTCACCAGCGACGAAAGATCAATTATATTAGCTGCCCTCCGGGACCGGGCGGACCAACGCCGGCACCAGGAGATCAAGGAGAACGAGGCCCGGATCATGGAGCACCAGGCCTACATTAAGAACCTGAGCCAGCTCAATTTTTAGTTTTGTAACCCCTTTTTTTAAAACGATAAAAACGTAAACATGTCAAACACGACGACCACACAGCCCACGATGATCACGACCAACCTGGTCCGTTTCAGCTACCTGAAAGTTTTCAAGGCCGAAAGCATTGAAGGCAGCGATCCCAAGTTTTCCACCGCGATCCTGATCCCCAAATCGGATAAGGCCGGAGTGCTGAAAATCCAGAACGCGATCAAGGCAGCGATCGAGGCCGGCAAGACTACCAAATTCGCAGGCAAAACCGGAGGCCTGAAACTTCCACTAAGGGACGGCGACACGGAGAAACCGGACGACACGACCTACGCAGGTATGTATTTTTTGAACGCCTCAGCCAAGACCAAGCCAGGGATCGTGGACAAAGATGTCCAGGAAATCCTGGACCCCACAGCCGTAAAGAGCGGCGACTGGGGCAAGGTGAACCTGACCTTTTACGCCTTCAACACCAACGGCAACAAGGGCATCGCAGCGGGCCTGAACCACCTGCAGAAAATCAAGGACGGCGAGGCGCTGGGAGGACCCCGCGTATCCGCTGACGAAGCATTTGAGGAAGAAAATGCAGAAGATTACGACTTCCTAGATTAACACCGACGACAAGCAAGCACGGCCTGGAGCAATAGCCTCCGGGCCTTTTTTTCCACCAACAAAAACCAACCGACCAAGATGGGAAAATGCATAGACTTAACAGGGCGAACATTCCACCGCCTCACCGTGATATCCCGCCACGAAAACCGAAACAACAAAGCCCGGTGGCGGGTCCGCTGTGAATGCGGCCAGGAGTCTGTTGTAACCTCCGGCGACCTTAACAGCGGGCACATAAAATCCTGCGGGTGCCACAGCTCCAGAAGGTCGATAGGGAAGCGATCCACGACGCACGGGTGCTCTAAGCACCCCGTTTATGACGTTTGGAAAGAAATGAAAGCTCGATGCCTAAAATCAACACATAAAAACTGGACTAATTACGGCGGGCGCGGCATAACCGTCTGCCAGCGTTGGCTTGACGACTTCCAGAACTTCTGGAACGATATGAGCACCGGGTACCAGGACGGACTGACCCTAGAGCGGATCAACAACAGCGGGAACTACGAACCAGGAAACTGCAAGTGGGCGACAAGAAAAGAGCAAAACAATAATACGAGGGCTAACGTGATAATACCGACCCCCTGGGGACCAATGACCGTCGCCCAGGCGGGTGACCGCGTAGAGGTATCAGCAAGGGCTATCGCCTGGCGCAAAAGGAAAGGCTGGTCAGAGGAGCGGATTTTAAAACCGGCCCGGCCAATAAAAAGAGGAGGCCGACCATGACCGACCTGCACGTAGACATAGAGACCTACAGCGACCTGGACCTGGCCGACGTCGGCGTTTACAAGTACACCGAGCACCGGAGCTTTAAGGTTTTATGGATCGCCTACAGCCTGGACGGAGGACCAACGATCCTGGTCGAAATGAACAGCAAGCCAGGAATTCACTATTCCAATTTTTTAGCCCTTTTGCTTTCCAGGGACTGCACCAAGCACGCCTGGAACGCCCAATTTGAACGGACCTGCCTGGCAAAGCACACCGGTAGACCGATGCACCCCGAACAATGGCGATGCACGATGGTGAAAGCAGCCAACCTGGGACTACCCCTAAGCCTGGAGGTTTGCGCCCGGGTTTTGGACACCCCACCCAAGGACCCCGAGGGAACCAGGCTCATGAAATTATTCTCGATGCCGCAAAAGCCGACCAAGAAAAACGGGAACCGGACACGGATCTACCCGGAGGACGCGCCCGAGGACTGGAAGGCATACGGGGCCTATTGCCAGCGGGACGTGGAGGCGGAACTGGCGATCGACAAAGCAATCCAGCACTACAAGATAACCAGCACGGAGCAACAGCTCTGGAACCTGGACCAGCGGATCAACGACCGAGGCATCCGGGTAGACCTGGACCTGGCCAGGGAGGCCGTAACGATGGACCGGGACCACCGGGAGACCGTGATGGCGGAGGCCAGGGAACTGACCGGTCTGGCCAACCCAGGGAGCCGGCAGCAACTGATCGGATGGCTGGATAGCCAGGGCCTGCAGATGGACCAGCTCACCAAGACGACGGTACAAACCGCGATGACCAGCACGACCGGCGACGTTTACCGGGCCCTGCAACTTAGACAGCAGCTCAGCAAAACCAGCATAGGAAAATACCAGACCATGATCGACGCGGCCGGCAGCGACAGCCGGCTCCGGGGAATGCTGCAGTTTTACGGCGCCAACCGGACCGGCAGGTGGGCCGGACGCCTGGTACAATTACAGAACCTCCCCAGGATTAACATCACCGGCCTGGACACGGCCCGAGAGATCGTGAAGGACGGCGACCAGGAGACCCTGGAGCTGATATTTGACACGGTCCCAGGGACCCTGAGCCAACTAATCAGAACGGCCTTCATACCCGAGGACGGCCAGGTTTTAACGACCCTGGACTTCTCCGCGATCGAGGCCAGGGTGATCGCCTGGCTGGCCAGGGAAGAATGGCTCCTGGACGTTTTCAGGGGCGACGGCCGCGTTTACGAGGCGACCGCCAGCCGGATGTTTAACATCCCGATCGAACAAGTAGACAAGGCAGCCAGGCAACGCGGCAAGGTCGCAACTTTGGCCCTGGGATACCAGGGAGGAGCCGGAGCCCTGATGACGATGGGAGCCCTGGAGATGGGCCTAACCGAGGACGAGCTCGGACCCCTGGTCGTGGCCTGGCGACAAGCCAACCCCAGGATCGTCCGGTTTTGGAAGGCCTGCCAGGACGCAGCGATGGAGGCCCTCCTGACCGGCCACAGCCGGGTGGGACGTTTCCTAACCTTCACCAGGGAACGCGGCACCCTGCACATTATTCTGCCCTCTGGAAGGCGCCTGAGCTATTGGAGCGCCAGGCTCGACCGCGACGGCGGATGGCCCCGGATCAAATACCAGGGAATGAACCAGACCACCAAGAAGTGGGAGTGGGAAGAAACCTACGGAGGCAAGCTGGCGGAGAACATAACCCAGGCGATCGCCAGGGACCTGCTAGCCGACAAGCTCCTACTTTTAGACGACGCCTGCCACGACACCAAGCAACGGATCGTCGCGCACGTTCACGATGAAATTATCCTGGAAGGCAAGGCCGGACACCTGGCCTATTTCCTGGAACTGATGGAGCGCCCGGTTTTTTGGGCGCCCGACCTACCGCTGAGAGCGGAGGGAGCCGAGCAAAATTATTACCACAAATAAAAACAACACGACCATGAACGAAGTAACACGCGACGAAATCCAACAACTGATCAATGTTTTTACCTGGATGGCAGACGGCGTCACCGACGAGGAGACCGCCAGGATTTACAGACATTGTGCCGGGATCGCCGGCACGGTAATCCAGGACCGCAAACCCGCGCCGGAACCAAAGCCGACAGCCCTGAACAGAATCCTGGCCTGGCTGGACGAGAACCACCTGCCGCACGGCAGCTCGGTCCAATGCTGCAGCGACGACGTCGGAATCGACCACCTGCACCTGACCGTACCCAGCAAGGACGGTGGCGTTTACGCCAAGACGATCGACGCCAACGACGACCTGGAAGCAAACCTGGACAAGTGGCTGGCCCGCGTTAAAAAAGAGGAGCGTAGCCGATGAAGATCGTATACCTGGCGCACCCGATAGGCGCATACGGAACAACGACGGTCCAGGACAACCTGGCCAGCCTTCGCCGGATCATTCGGCAGATCAACCTGGAGGAGCCGGACACGGTACCCTTCGCACCCTATTATACCGACGTGGTCAGCCTGGACGACTCGGTCCCCGAGGAGCGGGCACGCGGGATGAAAAACGGCGCTGAGATTTTGCGCCGGGGATTTTACGACGAGCTCTGGATTTGTTCGACCAGGATCAGCAGCGGCATGGAGGCGGAGATAGCGGCAGCCAGGGAGGCGGAGATGCCGGTAAGGCACTACCTGCTACCCTGGGGCCTGGACCCCGAGCGTTACAAACCGCTGACGGCGGAGGACATGATCGCCGGCACCACGATAGTGAAACCCTGGAAGCTGAAGCACCCCAGCAAGATCGACCTGGAGGACCAGGCTAACGACTGGGCCCTGAAGAACCAGATCGAAGCAAGGACCGAGGCTAGCCGGGGACCAAGGGCGACTATCCAGGTGCAGACCGACACCAGCCTGCAACCCAGGTGGAAGGTCCCGCGCTGGCTGGTAAAAGCCCTCCGGTATATTTTCTTTTTACCCCTGGCCCTGGCAGCCTGGGCGATCACGGTCGGGTACATCGCCGGAGAGGGAGGCACCAGCGTCGCCGGACGGGTCGTCGGGGCCTTTTTCGGGTTAGTTTTTCTCCTTATCATTACCGCCTACATTTTTGAATTCAATCAAAAGCACGACAAGCCATGACCAACCAAAAACTAGACATCGCCCTGGGCAAAAGCCGGGAGACGGTCCGATGGAAAAACGAGAAGTGGGAATGGGACGACCTACGGCTCCGCCTGGCAGAAACCCAGCGCACCCACGAAAGCCTGACCGACTACATGAAACTGCCCAAGGGAAAGCAGGACCAGATCAAGGACGTCGGCGGGTTTGTTGGCGGATATTTACGCAACGGCAAGCGAGGGAAGGGGACGGTTAAGCACCGGCAGATTTTGACCCTGGACATCGACCAGGCGGAGCCGGATCTTTGGGACCGGGTAGAGATCGCCCTGCAGGACCTGGAGGCCCTGGTTTATTCCACCCACAAACACAGCATCGAAGCACCCCGGCTCCGACTGGTGATGCCCCTCACCAAGCCGGTCCAGGAGGAGCAATACGAACCCCTGGCCAGGAAAATAGCGGAGCGCCTGGGCATGGATCAATTCGACCAGACCAGCTACCGACCGACCCAACTGATGTACTGGCCGTCGACCGCCAAGGACGGGGAGTTTTTATACCGGCACCAGGGAGGAGACTGGCTGAACCCGGACGACTACCTGGACGAATACCCGAACGGATGGCAGGACACCTCGGCCTGGCCAAGGAGCGCCAAGGAGGCCGAACATGTACAACACGCGATCGGCCTGGCCGGCGATCCCCTGGACAAGCCAGGGATGGTCGGCGCCTTCTGCCGGACCCGCGACGTACACCAGGCGATAGCCGATTTTTTGGCCGACGTTTACGAGGGGACGGACCAGCCCAACCGCTATACGTTTAAGGGCGGAAGCACCAGCGCCGGCCTGGTCGTTTACAATCAGGGCCGGTTTGCCTTCTCCAATCACGGCACCGACCCGGCCTCGGAACAACTTTGCAACGCCTGGGACCTGGTGAGAATTCACAAGTTCGGAGGAGCCGACACCGAGAAGGATGTGGACCTGCCGATCAACCAGAAACCATCGCAAAAGGCCATGCTCGAATTTGCAGCGGCGGACCAGGCCACCAGGATGACCCTGGGACGGGAGCGGATCGCGGCCACCAAGGGAGCCTTTAAGGTGGAGACCGGGGCGGAGGAGGAGCCCGACGACACCTGGATGGCGGGCCTGGACACGACCAAAGGAGGGGACCCAAAAAAGACGATCGATAACATTTATTTGATCCTGGAGAACGACCCCAGGCTGAAGGGACGCCTACGGCGGAACCTTTTCTCAGGGAAGGAAACCGTTGGCGCCGGCGTCCCCTGGAAGGCCGACGGCCAGCTCACCGACGGAGACATAAACGGATTGCTCCACTACCTGGAGCACGCCTACCGGATCGACAGCAAGCCAAAGATTTTGACAGCCCTGGACCTGGTACTACGGGAACACAGCCACCACCCGGTCAAGGATTACCTTAACTGGGCCTTTACGAAATGGGATGGCTTTAGCCGGGTCGAGCGACTCCTGGTCGATTACCTGGGAGCGGAGGACACGGCCTACACCCGAGCCGTGACCCGCAAAACCCTGGCAGCGGCCTGCGCCAGGATACAGGAACCAGGCTGCAAGTTCGACTACGTCCTGACCCTGGTCGGCAAGCAGGGAGCCGGCAAAAGCACCTTTGTTGCCAAGCTCGGCGGGGATTGGTATAGCGACAACCTGCCGACGGTCCAGGGAAAGGAGGGCGCCGAGCAAATCCAGGGCGTCTGGATCATGGAGATGGGAGAGCTGGCCGGGATCAAGAAGGCGGAAGTGGAGATCGTTAAGCATTTTATCAGCCGGCAGGAGGACAGCTACCGACCGGCCTACGGGATCAAGAAGGTGACCTACCCCAGGCAATGCATCTTTATAGGCACCACCAACACCGACAACTTCCTACGGGACTCCACCGGGAATCGCCGGTTTTGGCCGGTTAAAGTTGACCGGAACCAGGCGACCAAGGACCCGGCGACGATCGGAGCGTTTGAACGGGCTCAAATTTGGGGCGAAGCGATGGCCATATGGGCCAACCGGGAGGACATGTACCTATCCAGGGAGCTGGAGGATAAAGCCAGGGAACAGCAGGAGGACCACAGCGAGGAGGACGACAGAACGGCGGACGTTATACGGTACCTGGAGACGCCGATAACCGAGGACTGGGACAGGATGGACCTGGCCGAACGGCGGGCCTTTATAAACGGATACGACGGCATCCGCAAAGGGACGATCGAGCGAACGGTGGTTAGTGTTGCGGAGATTTGGGCGGAGGCGCTGGACGGGGACAAAAAAGGAATGAACAACTTTAGTACAAAACCGATCCACGACATCATGAGAAAGCTCCCCGGATGGGAACCAGGGAAGGCCAAGCGACAACGCGGAGGAGTGTACGGGAAGCAGACCGTTTATATACGCAAAAACCTGGAACCGTGACTGGACCAACAAAAACCCTGGACCCGCAAACCAGGACAGACGCCGGACCCGCAGGAACCGCTATAACTTACCAGCGGGTCCAACAGCGGGTCCAGGTCAAAACCAAACCAGGACAGCGATACGAGCCAACGGACCTACTGGAACCACAAATAAATATAAAAATAGATATTGTTTATTTAGGAGGGGAAACGCCCCCGCGAGGCACCCGCGTAACACGTAAATGCGCCCGCGAGAGATTTGGTAATGTTTGCGGGTCCGCGAGGCCAAGGGAAAAACCAACCAAGATGAGCATAGAAAAATGGATCGAGACGAGGCTTAAAATTGAGATAGGGAAGCGAGGCGGACTGGCCCTTAAATTCTGGTGCGTTTCTTTCACCGGGATGCCCGACCGGATGGTTTTGTTACCAGGCACCAGGATCGACTTTATAGAACTGAAGGATGCCGGCAAGCGACCGAACCCCAGGCAGGCATACGTACACCGGCAACTGGCACGCCTGGGTTTCCCGGTACGAACGATAAGAACGCCGGAGCAACTAGCGGATTATTTGGCAAGCATAAAAACAACAGCAAAATGAAAGGACCCGAACAACTACACGAATACCAGCGGCACGCAATACAGCACGCCCTGGACAACCCGGCCTGCGGCCTGTTCCTGGAGATGGGACTAGGCAAGACGATCTCCACCCTGACCGTGATTCAGGAGCTTATGTTTGATCGGTTTGAGACCAGGAAAACCCTGGTGATCGCACCCAAGCGAGTAGCGGCATACACCTGGGGAGCGGAGATCAGGGAATGGACCCACACCTGCCACCTACGGACCAGCAAAATAATGGGCACACCGCAGGAGCGGATAGCGGCGATCAAAAGGCCAGCGGACATTTACCTGATTAACCGGGAGAACCTGGCCTGGCTGATCGAGCACCTGGACAAAGGGAAGGCCTGGGACTACGACCTGGTTATTTTGGACGAGCTAAGCAGTTTCAAGAACGCCGGCTCAAAACGTTTCCGTGCTCTGCGGAAGGTGCGTGGCAAGATCAGCCGGATCATTGGCCTGACCGGCACACCAGCTCCCAACGGACTGCTGGACCTTTGGCCACAGATTTATTTGCTGGACCAGGGACAGCGACTAGGGCAGACGATCACCGGATACCGCAGCCAGTATTTTACACCGGCAGCCATGATGGGGATGATCGTTACCAAGTACGCCCTGAAAAAAGGAGCCGACCAGGAGATACACAACAAGATCGCGGACATTTGCATAAGCATGAAGGCGGAGGATTACCTGGAACTGCAGGGACGGATCGACCTGATACACCCGGTTTATTTGAACCAGGCGCTAGCGGAACGCTACACCGCCTTCGAGGAGGACGCCGTGATGCAGATCGAGGACCAGGAGATCACGGCCGTGAACGCGGCAGCCATGACCACCAAACTGCTGCAGTTTTGCAGCGGAGCGGCCTACAGCCAGGAGGGCAGGTGGGCCTGGATACACGACGAGAAACTGGACGCCCTGGAAGATTTATACGAAGCCGCCGTCGGAAACCCGGTCCTGGTGCTATACCAATACAAGCACGAAGCCGAGCGGATAGCGGCCAGGTTTCCCAAAGCAAAGCTGGGACTGGACAGCCAGGCCGACCTGGACAAGTGGAACCGGGGAGAGATCGAGATGCTGGTCGTTCACCCGGCGAGCGTCGGGCACGGCCTGAACCTGCAGCAAGGCGGGCACCAACTGATCTGGTTTACCTTACCCTGGAGCCTGGAGCTTTACACCCAGGCCGTCGCCCGCCTGGACCGCCAGGGACAAACCAGGATGGTAACCAACACGATCCTGGCCACCAAGGACACGGTAGAGGCCGACGTCGCCCTGGCGCTGACCAACAAGGCGAGAACCCAGGCCAAACTGATGGAAGCCGTGAAGGCCAGGATTAAGGCCGTACAACGCAAAATAGGGAGGAGGGAAACAGCATGAGAAAATACGTGGCCGTTTTCATAATTTTAGGGAAGGGAGAGGACCGAAGCAATCCCCTACCTTTGAAGGAAGCCAGGGAATGGATCGCGGACCGGCAAAAGACATATGCCAACGTTTTGCAGCGGACCCGTTGGCAAGCCTACCTGGAGACAGAAAGCAGACCAGACCTGGCCAAGCCACCAAAAACACGTTAAAAACTAAAGCCATGATAACAAGAAAGCTCTTCCGACAACTTATGTTCATACTCGCGACCGTCGCCGTTTTCCTGATCCTGGGCGCCTACGTTTTCAACTTCAAACCGATCGCGATGTCCGTAAAAACAATTTACACCCTGGGCTTTATTGCCCTGATCGTTTACCTGGCCCTGGGCACGGCAGACGACAAGATTTAAAACCAGCAGCCATGAACAGCAAGCTATTTATCCAGATGACCCTGGAGGAGATCATAGAGGCCTACCCCGAGCGGGAGTTTTTAAGCGCCGACGGATTGGAGGCAGCCGTGATCGGCCTGAAGGGAGACCGCCTGGTATACAGCACCAAGAAGATCATAGAGATATTGCAAACCAGGGACGGCATGAGCGAGGACGACGCCTGGGAGTTTTTCAGTTTTAACATTGAAGGCGCCTACGTCGGGACCAAGACGCCGATCTTCATGGATTAAAAAAAAGGGGCCGGCAGAGAACTGCCAGCCCGTTAACTTTTTCCAATATCCATTAAAATCAAAACATTAACGCCACCCCCACATCCAAACAGGAATAGCCGACAGCAAGATATAAAAAAAGCCGGACTTTTACGCCCGGCCCAAAATACAACCCATGACCCAAGAAAGGTCGACCAGGGCCGAAGATAGGGAGAAATAAACAGCCTGTTGATAAAAAAAGGGGAATTTGTGGACAAACCCGCGTTAATTTGGCACCGATGGAGATAGAAATGATAGCCATAGACCGGATCAAACCGAACCCGGACAACCCGCGCACCATAACCGACGCCAAGTTTAAGCAACTGGTCCAGTCGATTAAGGACTTCCCGGAGATGCTGAAACTACGCCCGATCGTCGTCAACCAGGACGGCATGGCCCTGGGCGGGAACATGAGGCACCGGGCTGCAAAAGCAGCGGGACTGAAGCAGGTCCCGGTCGTTCGGGCGGAGCACCTGACGGAGGCACAACAGAAGGAATTTATTATCAAGGATAACGTTGGCTTTGGAGAATGGGACTGGCACCAGTTAAGCGAGGCCTGGGACCTTCCGGCCCTGGAGGCCTGGGGCCTGGACATACCAGAGATGGCCCTGGACCTGCCCGAAGTTAAGGAGGACGGATACGACGTCCCCGATGACCTGGACAGCGAAGTGAACCCAGGCGACCTGTTCCAGATCGGGCCCCACCGGCTGATTTGCGGGGACAGCACAAAGGGATCTACCCTGGCCAGGCTGATGGCAGGCAAGCAGGCCGACATGGTGCTGACCGATCCACCCTATAACGTGGACTACGAGGGCGGGACCGGCATGAAACTGCAGAACGACAACATGAGCGATGGCGCCTTTTACGAGTTTTTACTGGCAGCCTTCCAGACCGCAGCGGAGCACACGAGGGACGGCGGAGCCTGGTACGTATGGCACGCAGATAGCGAGGGCCTGAACTTCCGCCGGGCCTTTAAGGACAGCGGCATCCTGATGAAACAGACCCTGGTATGGGCCAAGAACGCCCTGGTGATGGGACGCCAGGACTACCAATGGCGCCACGAGCCCTGCCTATACGGCTGGAAACCAGGAGCGGCCCACTACTTCGTGACCGACCGGACCAACACCACCCTGATCGACGACAAGGCCGACTACCACAAAATGACCAAGGCAGAACTGCTGAAATTCGTCGACGAGATCATGGCGGAGGAGACCAAAACCACCGTCCTATACCACAATAAACCACAGCGGAACGACCTGCACCCAACGATGAAGCCGGTCGTTTTGATGGGAGAACTTATACAGAACAGCAGCCGACCAGGCCAGCTGGTCCTGGACCCCTTCGCGGGAGCAGCCAGCACCCTGATCGCCGGGCACCAGCTACGCCGAACCGTTTACCTGGCGGAGCTCGACCCGAGATACTGCAGCGTGATATTAGATCGGGTGCGTAAATTCGCCCCGGAACTGGAAATAAAACGAATTACCGATGGCCACGAATTTAACTGACGAGGGGAGGGAAAAGGGGCGAGCCAAAAACCGTAACAAGAGTGACGCCTTAAAAAAGGCGATGCTCGAGGCGCTCAAATCCACCCTGGGCGTGGTTACCCCAGCGGCGGAGATCACAGGGATCGCCAGGGAATCCCACTACCGATGGTACGAAACCGACAGCAAATACCGGAAGCAGGTCGACAGCATTAAGGATATCGCCCTGGACTTTGCCGAATCGAAGCTCCACCAATCGATCAAGGGAGGCAGCGACACGGCTAACATCTTCTTTCTGAAAACCCAGGGCAAGCGCCGAGGG